AGAAGCAGTACTAATGTGTACTATTTTTTCTAATAAAGTACTAGCAGCTAGAGGTGAAAAGATATGGAGTTCTGCATCTACAACTGTAACTATTGCTATAGTTGCAAATACTTCTATGACAGGCTCTGGAACAATTAATGTTTTTAGTACCACAGGATTTACTGCAAGTGGTACGTTACAAATTAATAGTGAGATATTTACATATACAGGTGTAACTGCTTCTACCTTTACAGGTGTAACTCGTGCTACATCTTCTACTACAGCAGCAGCTCATGCAGTAAAAAATATAATTTCAGAAAGTTGGACACTACGAGATACAGGTAGGACTAGTGCAGCAAAATATAATTTTGAAAAGTTTAACTTTGACGGTAATAACAAAATTATTGTAGTTGATCAAGACAATGCACCTACAGTATTTAATACATCATTTGCAGCAACTGACGTAAGTGAAAGTGCTGTAGCTGGTGCAAAATTTGTTACTTCTTTTAAAGGGCATATGTTTTATGCAGGTATGTCTAGTACGCCAGAAGAATTAGTATTTAGTCAACCTTTTGATGAAGATGCTTTTAGCAGCGGTAGTGGCGCAGGGAGTATTAGAGTAGATGATACTATAGTAGGCATTAAGACTTTCCGTGAAAATCTTTTTATCTTTTGTGAAAATAGAATATTTAGTTTATCTGGTACATCTTCTGCTAATTTTGCAATAGCTCCCGTTACTCGTAACATCGGTTGTATTAATGGGGATACTATTCAAGAGTTTGCAGGTGATTTAATTTTCCTTGGTCCAGACGGATTAAGAACTGTTGCAGGTACAGCTAAGATTGGTGATGTTGAACTAGGTACAATAAGTACAAATGTACAACCTATATTTGATGATCAAATAGATGACGCAGTTGCTTTTGAAAGTATAGTTATACCAGATAAAACACAATATAGAATATTTTTTACTAAAGAAGGTCAGGCTGATTCATTAACTAAAGGCGTTATATGTGTAAGAAAAGGTCAAGGTTATGAGTTTTCTGAAACTAAAGGTATGAAACCTGCTTGTACTGATACAGTAGTAGATGTAGGTGATGTAATTGTATTACATGGTGATTTCACAGGTTTTGTAAACAGACAAGAAATAGGTAATGACTTTGCTGGTACGGTTATATTTGGTAAATATAGAAGTCCTGATTTAAGTTTTAATGACTTAGGTATCAGAAAACATATGCAAAGAGTAATAGTTAACTATAAACCAGAATCAGCTATAGACGCAGACTTATTTTTACGGTATGATCAGGAATCAGCAGAGTCTGCTAGACCTGCTGCATACCCTTTAGATTCATCGGCTGTGGCTGCTCAATACGGAGTTGCTACATATGGAGAAACAGGCACATACGGTGGTACAACACAACCTTCTGTAAGACAAGCAGTAGAAGGTTCAGGATTTACAGTAGCTTTAAGAGTAAACGATGGTGGTTTAACAGCCCCTTATTCTCTTAAAGGATTTCAATTAGAATATCAAATAGGAGCGAGAAGATAAATGGGTGCTATATATACAAGACAGTCCTCTTATACTGATGGCGATGTAATTACCGCAGCAGATACTAACAATGAGTTTGATCAGTTGCTGGCTGCATTTGCTGCGTCTACAGGACACACACACGATGGTACAACCGCTGAAGGTGGCCCAATAACTAAGCTATTAGGTACTTCTATTACGATAGGTGATGCTACATCAGGTACAGACATAACAGTAACATTTGATGGTGAGTCAAATGATGGTGTATTAAAGTGGATGGAAGATGAGGATTACTTTGAGTTCTCTGATGACATACTTATAGCTACTACAGAAAAAATACAGTTCCGTGATACAGCAATATACATTAACTCTTCAGCAGATGGACAGCTTGACATTGTAGCTGACACAGAAATACAAATAGCAGCTACTACTGTAGATATTAATGGTAATGTAGATGTGTCTGGAACACTAACAGTTGCAGGTGCTGTAGACTTTGGTGATGCTGCACTCTCAAATATAGGTGCGGTTCAACTTGACTCTATAGCTGGTGACGGAGACACAGACACTAGCATTACATTTTCTGGCTCTAACGTAATTACTGTTGCTAATGGTGGTACAGGTCAAGTTACATTTAACGATGGTTCTATTTCCCCTGTTACTGACTCAGATGTGGACTTAGGTACATCCTCCCTTTACTTTAAGAATGCTTATATAGATTCTATAACTACTACAGGTAACTTAGATATAGAAGGTGACATTGACGTAAATGGTACTACTAACTTAGATGTAGTAGACATAGACGGTGCGGTTGACATGGCTACAACACTTGCTGTCGCAGGTAATGTAGACTTTAATGGTGATCTTGATGTAGATGGCACTACAAACTTAGATGTTGTAGACATTGATGGTGCTGTAGATATGGCTAGTACACTAGCTGTAGCTGGAGTTTTAACTGGTGCGTCTTTAGACATATCAGGTGATATAGATATTGATGGTACTGCTAACTTAGATATTGTAGACATTGACGGTGCAGTTGACATGGCTACAACTTTAGCAGTAGCTGGAAATGTAGACTTTAACGGTGACTTAGATGTAGACGGTACAACAAACCTTGATGTTGTTGACATAGATGGTGCTGTTGATATGGCATCTACTTTGCAAGTTGATGGAGCTATTACTAACAGTTCTACTATTGTTTCTACAGGTAAGATTACAGCAGACGCAGGTATAGACATTGATAACTTTAACATTGATGGTACTACTATTGCTTTAAGCTCTGGTAATATGACTTTAGATGTTGCAGGTAATGTAACTATAGATGCTGATGGTGGTACAGTTACGTTTGCTGATGCAGGAAGTTCATTAGGTACAATTACATCTAGTGGGTATAGTGGTACATCTGCCGTCGCAACTACAGTTACAATAACTGACAATGAAAATACAAATGAAAATAATACTGTTGTATTTGTTGCTGGTGCAGATGCAGATGGTGGCAACGTAGGATTAGAATCAGATGGTAATTTAACATATAACCCAAGTACAGGTACACTTTCTGCTACTAATATTTCTGTATCTGGTACACTTAGTACTGTAGACTCAGTTACAATGAGTGCTAACAATGCTGTTGTATTTGAAGGTGCTACTGCTGATGCCCACGAAACTACACTTACAGTTGTAGACCCTACAGCAGATAGAACAATTACTTTACCTAACCAATCTGGTACTGTGCCTGTACTGGCAGTAGCAAGTAACACTGCAGTCACAAGTACACCAGAAGAGCTAAACGTATTAGATGGCATTACTGCAGTCGTAGGTGAGCTAAACGCACTAGACATTGGTAGCACTGCTGTTGGTACTGCTGTAGCATCTAAGGCTGTTATACTTGACTCAAATAAAGACTACACAGGTATTCGTAACCTTACCATAACTGGTGAGTTAGATGCAGCCACCTTAGATATTAGTGGTGCTATTGATGTTGCAGGTACTTCTAATTTAGATGTGGTAGATATAGATGGCGCAGTAGATATGGCGTCCACATTGCAAGTAGACGGAATAGCTACCTTTACAGGTATCCCAATAGCTGAGACAGGTTTGTCTGTAAAGAATGGAAGCACTACCGCTGGATTTGTATCTTTCTTTGAGGATTCAAGCAATGGAACTAATTCAGTAAAACTAATAGGACCAGCATCTACTGCAGATGTAACCTTGACTTTACCTGCAGTTACAGGTACAATAGCAACTGTTGCAGCAGCAATAGACGAAGCCACAGCCCTTGCCATTGCGCTTGGTTGATATAGGAGAAAACAATGGCTAATACATTTAAAACAATTACAAGAGATGTAGCACCAAATGCTGCAGGTACACCTGAAGTATTGTACACGGTGCAAAGTAGTACTAGGATTGTTATCTTAGGACTAACACTGGCTAACGTACACACAGCGCAAGTTACTGCTTCTGTTACTTTAGTTAGTACAGTTACACAAACATCTCAGACACAAAACACTACAGCGCACTTAATTAAAGATGCAGCTATACCAGTGGGTTCTACGCTGGCTGTTCTTGACGGTAAGATCGTAGCTAACGCAGGTGACGTTATTAAGGTTGACTGTTCAGTTGCAGATAAAGTTTCGGTGATAATGAGCTATATGGAGATTGACAGCTAATGGCAGGATATATAGGCACACAGGCTGTTAGTGTAAACACTACCTCAGCTACTATCTCAGATGATCTAG